TGTCATTTGAGGTCTCGCTGACCACCTCTGCCATGATGGATCGCATCTGATCCCACAGCTCCGCCAGGGGCAGGACTGCCTCTTGTCCGGCTTCGCCGCCGCCCAGAAGGGTACTGCCCATGGCCCCGAAGATTTGGGCACCGTCCAGGATGCCGCCCTCTTTGTACCAGCTCACGCTGAATTTGGGAGCTGTGGGCGGATTGACGCTGAAAGAGCCAGTGATGGTGATGTGTGGCATCTTCAAATAGGGCAAGCTCCAGGTGAAATTCATCGAGGACTTCATAGCGGAAACGGCTGTTGAAACCGCCGCTCTTGCCCTGTTCATTTCTGCTGTGATTTCAGCGGAAATGCTGGTGAAGGTAGATTTTGTTGTGCTGAGGATGCTCAGCAGACTGGATGTCGTATCGCTCTTGATGGCCGTGAGCGATGTGGACATCGTCTTTTGGATGACCAGCATTTGACTGCTAGTCAGTGTGGTGATTTGTGTGAGGCTCGTCCGAACCACCAGAACGGTTGCGGTCATTCCAGAGGATGTGGCCACTTTGATGGCGGTCATCCCGGTTGTCATGACGGTCCGAGATGCGGTCATCCCGCTTTGCATGACAGAGCGCATCTGGGTCATAGATGTGCGAATCGTGGTGGTCGTGCTGGTCATGCTGGTACGGATCCCGGTTTGCATGGAGGCCATTTGCGAGCTGACCGAGGAGACCATTGCTGAGAGCCCATCTGTCATTCCGGAGCCGATGTCCGTCCATGCACTGCTGGTGTTGGTTGCCACATCGGCCCAGCACTGATTCAGGGCAGACGTGACGGTCTCGGTAAGCTGATCGATGGTGGCGGTGATGGTGTCTGCGCCCTGGGCGATCCCGTCTGCCATCGCATTGATGGTTTCCACGCTGGCGCTTGCCGCCGAGGATGTTGCCCCGGACATTCCGCCATCGATGCCGGATGTGATGCCGTCCGTGATGGCCGAGCCGGAAGCAAGAGCGGCAGCATCTATGGCCGGGAGATTGTCGGTGATCGACGTGTTCAGTGCCGTGGTGGCCGTTGTGCCAAGTTCCGAGACAGTGCTGTTCAGATTGGACGTTCCCGCCACAATGCCGCTGTTCATGCTGTCCGTCAGGGTGGTTCCGGCCTGGGTTGCGGCTGTGGAGATAGTCGTTAGGCTGTCAGTGATTCCACTGGCCGTGCTCTCCACGGCGGTTTCCCCGTTTGCCCACGCAGCGGTCTGCACGAGGCCGGTGGAGGACAGGATTCCATCCGTCAGGCTTGCGCTGGCCTCTACGCCATACTGAGACAGCTGTGTGGTGTCCAGCTGGAAACTGGCGGTTGCGGTGGTGGCCGCTGTTTCTGCCGCCGACTCGATGGCCGGGGTTCCGGCTTCGATTCCGAGGGCGGCTGCATCTGCAGCATCTTCGCCGCCCCCACTGAATATAGATTTGATGCCATTCCACAGGGTCTTTCCGACTTCGAGGAGTCCAGAAATGGCCTCCACAAATCCGTCCTTGATGGCATTCAGCAGGTCGGTGCCGACCTGAATCCAGTCGATGCTGAAAATGCCTTGAATGATGCCGGAGAACAGTGCTGGAATCTGTGCGATCAGCACCGGGATTGCGCTTATGATGCCCTCTGCCACAGTCAGAATGATTTGAATTCCGCTGGTCAGCAGAGTGCCCAGATTGGAACTAATTCCCTGAATCACACCGATCAGGAGTTCGATTCCGGCTTGAATGATCATGGGCAGCATCTGTCCGATGCCCATCACCAGCTGCGTTACCAGCTGAACGCCGGTTATCAAAATCTGAGGCAGCATCTGTGCGATGCCTTGAATGAGGCCGGTGACCAGATCGTAGGCGGCCTGAATGATTTGAGGCAGTGCCTGAATGATGCCCTGGGCGAGATTGATCACCAGCTGAATTCCAGCCGCCAGGATAGTGGGTAGGCTACTCAGAATAGCCTGTGCCAGCTGGACGATTATTTGAATTCCAGACGAAATGATAGAGGGAAGTGCGCTGGCGATGCCGTCTACGATACCCAGCACCAGATCGGATCCACCTTGAACGATTAACGGTAGCGCCCCGACCGCCCCTTCGAGTAGGCTCACGGCCAAGTCAGCACCGCTTTGCAAAATTGACGGCAGTGCGGATAAGAGCCCCTCCAGGAACGAGAAAACCACGGTTTCGGCCTGGGCTATCAAATCCGGCAGAGCGGAAAGGATGCCATCGACCAAATTTTGGACGATTTCTACGCCGTCCGTGAATATGTAGTCAAGCCCTGCGAGGATACCTTCGAGTAGGCCGCCTATGAGAGTAATCCCAGCGGAGGCGAGTTGAGGTGCTTGCGACAGGACGCTCTGTGCCACCATGAAAATGGCATTGACGGCAGATACCACCAGCTGTGGGGCCGCTTGTGCCACTCCCTCTGCCAGCTGCACGATCAGGGTTGCGCCCATCTCGATAAACTGAGGAATTATCACTGCCATCCCGTTTATGAGCTGAATGGCGATCTGGGCGGCCAGGGAAACGATGGACGGGGCCTGGGAGGTCAGTCCCTGCGCCAGCTTATCCATCATAGTTATTCCGCTCTGAACAATTTCCGGGATTTTTCCGACAATACCCTGGAGGAAATCGGAGAGTAGCATGGCACCCGTTGTCCAAAATTCTCCGTAGTACTCGATGAATCCGTTCAGGAATTGAGACAGTAGATCTGCTGCAGTTTCGGCCAGCTGTGGGCCATTTTCCTGGAGGCCCTGAAACAGTCCGTCAGAAATTGCAAAAACAACATCGAGAAAATCAGAGGCGAATGTGGAGACTTCCACAAGGACGTCCGTCAATACGCCGCCAATAGCCTCGGAAAGCCCGGATAGACCGCCCTCGCTGAGCGCATCATTAAGGACTCCGAGTTCCTCTGTGCCGAATTGCACCATCTCACGTAGAGCCGGGGTGACCTCGTCACTGATCGTGATTTCCAGGCCCTCCAGTGCAGATTTGAAAAGCGTAATATCGCCGGACAGGTTGTCCAGCTGGACATCGGCCATCTGCTGGGCGGCACCCTCCGCATTCAGGATGGATTCTCCGATTTCATCCCAATCTTGCCCGACAGCGTCCAAGAGTGCCTCTGCTGTGGCCGTGTCCCGGGTGTTGAAGATGTCGCTGATTGCCTGGAGCTTTTCTTCCTGGGTCAGGCTGTCCATGCTGGTGGACAAGTCTCCGAAGATGTCGGAGAGGGAACGCATATTTCCGGCTGTGTCAAACACGGAAACACCCAGGGCTTCCAGGGCGGCAGTTCCATCAGCTGTTGGGCTTGCCAGTTTCAGGAGCATATTCCGCATATGGGTTCCTGCTTCAGATCCCTTAATGCCGGAATTCGCCATGGCGGTCAGTGCGATCTCTAGTTCCTGCACACCATCCACCGTTGCGGTGGTTCCGTCAGAAAGCGTGATCATGCCGCCATTCAGCTCTTGTGTCAAGGCACCGACTGTCAGGAACGCTTCGCCCAGCTGCTCCACGCTGGTGTTGCCGGTGCTTGCGGCCTTGGCCATCTCATCGACCATCTGTGTTGTTCGCTCAGTCGAAATTCCAAAGGCCGTCTGTGTGTCCGTCACCATGTCAGAGGCGGTGGCCAGATCCATCGATCCAGCCGCCGCTAGGTTCAGGACGTTTGGGAGCATCTCCATGGATGTCTGGGTGTCGTACCCGGCCAGAGCCATGTAGTTCAATGCCTCGGCTGCCTCGGTGGCGCTGAAAGCCGTGTTTTTGCCCATCTCAAGGGCGTATTCTCTAAGGTTGCCTGTGAAGGTTCCCCATGCGAGGTCTACGGTTCCGATTTCATCCTGCATTCCGTCCATGGTGGTTCCCATGGTCGCAGCGACCTGGGACATGGCTGAATCAAATTCGGATCCTGCGTTGACGCTTGCGATGCCAACACCGGCCACAGCTGCCGCCGTGGCTGCAAATGCTGTGGATGCGATCTTAATGCTGGAGCCGATTGCCGTTCCAACGGCTCCGAGAGCCTTCATACTGGCGCTTGCCGAACTTATAGCCGAAGTGAAGCTGCTATCGATTTTTCCGGCGATTTTTATTGCCAGCTGGTATTCAGTGCTTGCGCTTGCCAAGAATCTTAGCCGCCTCCTTCGTCATGTCGGTCAACTCCCCGATGGACAGGCGCAGGAGATAATCCACGCCTGTCCGCAGGGTAATTGAAAGGGTTATGCAGACCTTGCGAAGCCCGCTCCCATCGCCGGGGTTCAGCCCTCGCCGTAGAAAAAACTGGTCACTCGGTTCTTCACCTTGATGGCATCCTTGGGGGAGAGTTTTCTGAAGAACTCGACCGGGATGTCGGTGGCCCTTGAAGCGATGAAGCACGCATACATGATGCTCATTTCCGGCATGGCAGAAACGTTTCCGTTTCTGGAGAGGTACTTGTCTGCCTCAATCATATCCTCTGCGCTCAGATCCTCCAGGCCGGAGAAGTCCAGCTCCGTATAGTCCTTTTCCTCGAAATGATAGGTCTTGGACAGGGTGATGATGGTGGACTGCTTGTCCGTGGTAGCCGCATCAATGGCGGTGATATTGGTTTCCATTTTGAGATTCCTCCTATCAGGTCAATTTCTTCACTTTGGCCAGAACGTCAATGCCGTTCACTTTGAAAATGCCGTTGATCTTATCGAGTTCGATCTTGGGCTTGCCGTCCATCTCGATCAGGATGTAGGTCAGCTCTACGGTGATGGAGCTGTCCATGGGGCCGCCCTGCTTGACGGTTCCGATGGAAATCTTTTTGCAGCGGCCTCGCACCACTACACGCATTCCCATATAGTCGGTGCCACCGGTGGATTTGACGTTGTACTGGATTGCGCCCCGCAGAGTCAGCGCCACGGGAGTGGCGGGGCTGATCAGCTTAAAGTAGTCAGCGTTGATGCACCGGAACGGGATTTCCTGCTCCATGCTGCCATACTGGCCAGGGATGACAGTCTCATACTCACCGAGGAGACCGGCACCGCTGATGGTCTCGGTCATGGCCTCGAAGTCAGGGAGAGAAACCTCGCCGGTGATGCCGACAATCTTGCTGCCGGTATTGTAGATGTTAAAGTCGTGGATGACTTCCGGGATTCCATTGATTGCCATCTTTATTCACCTCCGTTCAGAGCGCTCTGAAGAGCGTTAGGGTCAAATTCCAGGATGTTGACGATGTCCTCTGCGGGAACATAGGGAGCCAGGTGCTGGTGGAAGGTCAGCTTGCCATCGAGGATATCGGTGATGGTGTTCTCACTTTCGTTGTATTCGATGGAGGCAGCCGCACACTTGCCGGAGGAAACGTAGGCGTTCCCACGGATATTCTCGCTGTCCACGATGCTCTCGATCAGCCGGGGGTTGGCAGGATCATCGACATTCTGAAAATAGGTCAGGATGAAGGAATTGCCCCACCAGCTAAAGAAGCGGCGGCAGCTGAACCAGCGATCTTTGGGGTCGGTGGTGGAAGGATAAGCGGCGGAGTTGTTGCCCCAGGCTCTCCAGCCGTTGACGTTGATGGCCGTGGACACTCCGAAGCCGTTCACGGTGTTGCCCTGCACCTGATCCAGAAGGACCTCGGTGCCATCGGCCAGCACAGTGCCGGTTGCTCCCAGCAGCTTGTTGGAAGGGGAAAGGTTAGGCACGTCATCATTGGAGGCATCGGTGTAGGCCGTCAGCGCACCCCAGATGGCGGATGCCCAGAAAATCAGGGAGCCGACCTGGATGCAGGGCCACAGTGCCATGATATGGCTGCTGGAAATGCCAGCGGCTTCCTTGGCCTCCTTGACGCCGGTGTAGGTGGTGCAGCCAGAATTGGTGCTGTCGATGTCCACATATCCCTCGCAGGTAAAATAGCCGTTGATTTCCTCGCACTTTGCGGCCAGGACAATACCCACATCAGGGTCGTGGCTCCAGCCGGGAGCGAGGATGATACCGGGAGTGAGACCGAACTTGGGATAGACCTTGTTCAGCACTTCCAGACCCTTCACGGCATTGCCGGAGGTGGCACCGATGATGTCGGTGGCCTTAACGGCGGAGGGGTCGATGGAAGTGGAGGTGATGCTCAGGGTCTTTGCATCGGCGGCGGTGCCGGTGGCCAGCAGAGTGACAATGACATTGCCGTCATCGTCAAATGCCAGGACATAGTCCTTGTCCTTGGTCAGTGCCTTGTCACCGCTCTTAATGGACACCGTGTCCAGCAGGACACCCTTGGTGCCGTAGGTTGCGGTCATGGCCACAACATCCACGCTGGTGCTGGTGTTTTCCTTTTTGTGGGTCTTGGGATCCAGGACGTTGACAAACACCACCGGTGCCACGCCGAACAGCTTGAAGCTGGCGTACATAGACTGGCACAGGCTGTAGGATGCGAAGTCCGAAGAGTAGCCCAGCTGGGACACGGCTTCGCTCCAGGTGTAGGCGATCACCGGCACGTTGGTCACGGCGTAGGGATCGTCAGCGAGATTGATGGGGGCAGTGCCGAACACAACCTGAAGGCCAGCGGTTCCCTCGATGGGGGCGGTCACGCTGGTGGCCTGTTCAAGCACTCGCACTCCGTGCTGATATGCCATGGTTAGTTCTCTCCTTTCGGGTAGGCGCTGTAGGTCAGTGCCTTTTGATATAAGTTGAAATAGGCCCCGCTCCTATTGCGGATTTGAGCCATAGCAGTTGCCAGGCCGGAAACCGGGACACAAAGCCCGGCCATGTACGGGGCGGTTTGAATCGCCGTCTGCAGGGACGCTGGAATCTCATCATAGACGGTGTTCCGAGTGGCCACGCCGAGGATGGTGGGGCCAACATAAACGATTTTGTTCATACGAGATCACTCCATTTCCGTCTTGGAGCCGGAAGTGTGAAGCTCAGGCTTGCCGCTCCGAAGAAATACGGATAGCTTTCCTCATCCTGGAGTGCCCAGCTGAATGGATCCACAAACACGAACTGCCCAGCCAACAGCGGGCGTTCTTCATAGTGCTGCTGGATCACCTCCATGATTTCCAGGACGGTTCTGTGCCCCTGGTTCGAGGCATCATCGTTGTATGCACCAACCAGGAGGATCACGGCCACCTTGTGCGGGTCGGTCTGGGTCTCGATGTTCCCGCTGTCCAGCCGAACAATGACATATGGGAACGGGTCATCATCTTCTTCAGACTTCCTCTTGGGGAGGTTCTGGGCGAAGAATGCGGGGGCGGCAGTTCCGCCATCCGGCGTGGCATAACGCCGGCCCTTAAACAGATCTTTAAGGTCTGCGACAATCGCATCCTGTAGAATTCTTGCATTCATTTTCCCAACACCTTCTTTATTTCGGATTGAATGTTCGCCATGAGATTGTCATAGATTTCTGGTTTCACGATCCCGTAGACCCGTTTCTGGCTCCCGACCATCTTTGGGATGCTGTTCGAGAGCAATTTCTTCAGTGGATACCGGCTGCTGGTTTTTCTCTGCACCACAGAAACGTGGCCATTGGAAAACTTTGCGAGGAACGCCTTGTTGCTGGAGGCCAGAGGTTTCAGGCTGCTTGACAGCAAGACCTTTGCCCTGGTTACGGACGGCTGGTTTCTACTCCGATAAGTGGCGGGAGACACCTTGAAGTCCTTTAGTTCCAACTGTTCGCCGGTGATGTTGATAGTGGCCTCTGGATTTCCGACCGTGGCGTTTCTGGTGGTCATCGCCTTGGTGAACCTGGTCTTTTTGACCACATAGGTTTCTTGAGCCTTTGTGGCCAGATCTGCCTTGGCTTGTTTGGCAGTCTTATTGACTGCGTTCTTCAAGACCTTTCGGCTCTCGCTTTTCAGATCTCCGAGTGCATCTTCGATTACTTTCAGAAGATTTTCATCAAACTCAAATTCGATAAAGCCATTCCCAGATGTGGAGGTCATTTTAGGAGTTGTGCTGTCACTCATCGGCTTCTATTCGCCTCCAGCGTGATGGTGTACACACCGCCCTCATCCACGGCATCCACCACGGTGTATTTCCGGCTGTCGAGGGTGAGGATTCTCCCGTGGGCGGGGATGCCTCCAAATTCCGAAGCCTTGACGTAGAGCAATATCTGGCGAGCATAGATGCCGTCCATGTTTGACTTCATCTTCTTCTCCCGCTCGATGTTCTCCATATCGTCAATCATGGCCACCATCTCGATGCCATCGATGGTGTGGGTGTCGGAGAATTCTTCCTGGTTAAAGAAGATTTCTTCTATGTCCCGCTGGACGATCTGTTTGAAGCTCATGCTTTCCATGGGCTTGCCTCCTTATCTGGCGTGTCTGGAAATTCTGCCGACTAGGTCATCCCCGGTCACTCCACCGCCCACGGCTTGACCCGGCAGACCGGGGGCGGCGGTGACGGGCTTCGCTGTGATCCGTGTGGGCGGGGCTGTTTCCCGCCACACGGCAGAGCCGCTCTCCATCCAAATCTTGACCAGTGCAGAATCCGAAGGGAGGACTTCTCCGGCTTCGTACTCTCGGTGGCCATACAGGATGGATTGAACGGCCACCAGATCAGCCACGCAGCTTCACCAAGATGGAGGTTGCATCCGCCGTGGCCGGGGCGGCGGCATAGCCGACTTCCACCGCATCCTTCTCGGTGCTGGTGATGCCGGTGCCATCAAAATAAACGGTTGTGCCCATCTCGATGGCATCGGTGCCGGTCTTGGGAATCTCCCAAACGCCACCAACATGGAGGGAGCCAGTGTCACCGGGGGCAATGCTGCACCCGGTCACGCCGATGCGGGAGCCGATCTGGACAATGGTGTTGGCAGGGATGGTGCTGTCGGTGCTGTTGGTGTAGTCCAGCGCCTCGCCACGCTGCCAATATTCAGCAGTAGTTGCCATGGTTATCATTCTCCTTTCTCAGGTTAGACCGTCTCGATGGCCACGCCGGGGTTCTTGGCGATGCCACGGAAGTCTCGGACGCTGATGCCCCAGTCGAGGTAAATGTCCCAAGAGAAGCCCAGCTGACCAGCGGTCTCCATACGGCGAACGGTGGGGGTTTCCTGACCGTTCAGGTAGTCCACCTGGATGCCACGGGCACTGGTGCTGTCAGCCACCATGAACCAGGGGCAAGCATTATTCCCGGCCAGAGCGTTCAGCACGGGGGACTGGACGATCTGCAGGGGGTAGTTGTACAGGGGATTCACATCGTTGTTGTTGCTGCCAACCACCTGGGCGGAGTGCAGGATCACGGACAGGTCGAACTCGTAGCCAACGGGAACGATGATAGTCCGGGGGGTCATGTAGATAGCATCGCCGAACTGATCCTTCTGCTGCTGCATCTTCAGGATCATGGACTGGATGGATGCCTGGGTGGGCTTGGAACCAGCCTTGATCAGGTTGTTGTGCTTGTCGTGAAACAGTGCCACACCATCAAAGATGGCCTTGTTTTCAAACAGGATTTTGTACACCTGCTTGTCGATGGTCTTTTTGGCGGCGGTGGCATAGAGACCGGGAATCTCGGTCAGGAATCCGATGTCATCGTTAATGAATGCCTGACGGGTCATGCTGAAGGACTTGCCGTAGGTTTTCAGCTGTCTGGTGGGCAGCAGTTCCGTGCGGGGGCTGTCCGGCTTGATTTCGCCGTTTTCGGGCACCAGCAGGAAGTCACCCACGCCGCCAATCACATACTCATGATCAGCGGTCTCCTTGAAGTCCTTGAGGCTGCCCTTGGTGGTGAACGCCTGGAAGGTGGTGGGTACCCGGTTGTACAGTTCCACGATGCTCTTGCGGATGGTCTGATCCAGGATTGCGGGGAACGCTGCCGTGGGGTTGTAGAACTGACGGCTCAGTTCTGTATAAAGGTCATCCGGTGCCATCCGAAGCAGTTCGTTTGTGTTCCGGCCCTCACGGCTCAGGCACTCGATGCCGATGTCCCGGAGGGACATTGCGGCCATCTGTCTGGCACCCTCGGAGGGATTGGCCAGGTTGCCTTTGCGGAGCATCAGAGCATCCGAGACATCCCGTCTAAATTCATCCTCACCGCTGCCAGTGACCTGGACGCCAGTGGTGATGGGAGACCGGGTGGCTCTCAGCCGGTCGATGACAGCGGCACGGACGTTGTCCACGCTGGCGTTGTCATTGATGTACTGTGTGGGATCCATGTCAAAGGTCCGGCACAGATCGGTAATCTCCGAGATGCGGGTGCGCTCTGCCTCCACGGCTCTCTGCATCTCTGCATTGGGAGTGGGAGTGGCGGCGGGAGCGGCGGGGGTAGTAGTAGCAGTGGCGGCGGGAGCCGCAGACTGCTGCTGGCGTTCCTCTGCTTCGACTTCGGGCTTGAGGTTATCGATTTCTCTCTGAAGAGCATCGAACTCAGCCTGTTCACTGTCGAACAGGGAGCGGTTGGCGCTTCGTGCCGAATCCACCAGGGCCTGCTGGCGCTGGATAGCGGCATTCAGCTTCTGCTTCTTGCTCATGCTTGTGTACCTCCATTTAGATTTTTGTTTATTTGAAGCTGGGCAGCAAATACTCCGAGTGGAATGGACTGTGTGGGCGGTTCAGCCTCACGGCCTACACCCACGGTTCCGTCTGCCGGTACGCTGACGATACTGATTTCGAAGGGCCACCACTTCCTTGCGATTTCAGCAGGGCCAGTGAAACGACCATCCGCAGTAGTCTTTCCTGCCAGGACTTCTTCGATGGAATCGATGCGGTAGCCAACGGAAACGCCTTTAAGGGTTCCGCTCCGCACCTTTTGGTAGATGATTTCGGACTGCTCATCGGTGTCGAACTCCACC